ACCTGAAACTCAGGAATGGGTGTATATTGAACGGCCATTATTGCGGCCTCCGTCCATAAGCATAACCAGCAGCTTGAATACCTTGACCAAGCGCCGACGCCAATAAATTGGTCGGAGCCATGTAAGAGGACGCATTGGCTGCGCCGATGTTAGCGTAGCCTTGCCCAAGCGCTTGGCCAAGATTCTGATAGTTCTGTGCTAGGTTGGTGCCAGTGCCGATGGCCGCATTGCCGATACCCTGCGCCGCGCCGAAGCCGGTCTGCTGGCCACCTCGCAAGAGTCCGATCTGATTCTGACGGTTCTGCATAAAGCGATTGTAGGCGTTGCCGTATTCTTGGCTGGCCAGATCTTGCCCAAATCGCTGCGCCGCTTTCAGCGCCGCGCCAGACTGAAGCCCCGCCTGCGCCGCCGCCGAACGATTGACCGCCTGCATTCCTTGCTGTTCGCGGAACGCATAGCCAGGGTCCATCTGGAGCTGGTTGATCGTCGGCTGCTCCATAATACTGCCGTAGCCTTCGCCGGGGCGCAGACCCATAAGGACGGCCAGTCGATTGGTCGATTCAGTGCCAAACTGTTGATAGGGCTGATAGGCAGCCGTTGCCTGTTGCTGCCCCCGCTGAAGCGCTTCTTGAGCCTGTGCGGCCTGTTGCGCCTGTAGCATCATAGACATCTGCGTCGCTTGATTTTGAGCGTTAGCCGCTGCTCCCCAACCCATAGTTAGATCCTTCCTACCGTGCCGTCAGGGCGGCTTACCATGCCAAGTCGCGCCAGAATACCATACATATAGTCATGGCCATCGTCCACTCGCGTATGAAATTCTGGGCGGTCAATAATTTGCTTTAATAGCCCTTTTGTCAGCCATTTGCGCCGCCATTCGGGCAGTATGGAACAGTGGACTTCGCCGTCTTTCTCAAACATAGCGCCTATTGGTTGCCCGTCGCGCTCGATAAGATCTACATTCCAGTCCTTCGCCCGTTCAACATGTTCTTCGAACGATATCGGATAATTCCAGTCGGTCGCGACGTAACCAATTTTAAGAGCGGTCGCGCGGTCCGGAACTATCCGCGTCGTCATTACGTCACAATCCTTCCACTAGCCCTGATCGTTATGGTTGCCGCGCTGGTCGCCGTCGAGATCAACCCTCCGGCTAACAATACATGACCTACGAGTTCAGGAAAAGTATATGTTTCCAAAGGCTGAAGATTCTTGGTTTTAACTAGTATGTTCGAGCCCGATATGGACTCTCCCGTCGTAGCAAGATGAACGCTGATCGTAGCCGCAACTGTCGTGCTTGTGTTTACGGCGGTAAATTTGTCTATGATTGTTGTCAATCCCGCCGACGTATATTGCGTCGTGTCTGCGACAGCGGCGGTCTTAGCTTGAATTAAGACTGTGGACGTAACGGTCATTTATTAACCTTTCGCCATAACGACCCAAGCCGTTCCGTTGCTGCGAAGAAGCGCCCAAGCGCCGTCTGTAGCGGGAAGAATAGCAGTTCCGGCCGTCGAGGGTTCTGTTATCGGAATAACATTCGACGACGCTGAAATGACAAGCTGGGCCTGAACCGTCTTGATATTCAACGCGCGGCCTGTCCATTTAGTAGCATCGGGAAGCGTGAGCGTTACGGTAGCGGCACGATTAACAATAATATCATAATCGGCATCGACAACCGTATAAGTGTTGCTTGCGTCCACCGTGACGGCAACATTCTTGCGGTAGTCAAACGTCGTTCCGGTGCAGTTGGCCGATACAAGATACCGATAATTCTGCGCAATACCGCTGTCGAATGTCGTATTGGATTCGATACCGCTCGACGTGTAATCAAGCGAGATCCCATACCACGGCGTTGCCGAAGTGCGTTTAATATCAGCGTTTGATATGCGCCAATTCGAGACAAGATTGCCGGAAGTGCCTATTAAATGAATACCCGCGCCGCCAGCGTTGCTTGTCTCGTGATGGCCGCCTGTGATTGAGACGCCAGCAATCGCCGCCGTCGACCCGTAGACATAGGTTCCATCGCCGGTCATAGCCCCCAGACACATGCAGTCTGAGATAGCCACGTTATTGATAGCTGATTTATCAGCCTGCACTGCGACGTTATTGTAGAACCCAGAACTATTCATGCGCGCGATAGTAACGCCAGAAACCGGCGCGAACGTATAGCCGCCAGCCGCCGTCCCTGCGCCTGTCTGCACTAAGATGCCCCAGCCATTCGTGGCGGATGCAAGCGTCCCGGCGTAGGCGACGTTATTATCGAAGACACCTGAAATAGGAACAGTGAGCGTCGTATAGGCATTAGGCTGCCAGATAATACCCGCGCGATGAACATTGTAGAAATAATTGTTTGTTACGACGGGGCAACTGCAATTTATGTATACGCCGTCCTGATTTGTGCCCGGAGCTTGTTGCGGCCCCCACATAATCGTATTACCGGAAATCAAAACATCATGCGCGGCAGCGTGCGTGTCGATGCCACCGGCCTGAACATTATACCCAAAATTGTTGGTAAAGCGCAGCCCACGGCAAAGCCCGTCGCTACCACCAACAGCAATGATGCTACGCATAAAGCTGCCGGTATAGCCATCTACGAGAATGTTATAACTGCCATTATCAATGCCGACGCCATAATCTAGGCCCGCGGTCACGCTAGCGCTGCTTGACGTGCGATTGCCGGTCGAATTGCGAACAGCGGAATCAGCGCAACGATTAAAGTAAATATGGGCGTAATCGCAGGATTCCGTGTGGACGTTATCGACAAGAACTTGCGAACATTTGCTGAAATAGAAGCCAGAAGTTCCTGATATGTCAGGCGTTCCTGTGGCGACTATATTCGACAGCGTAATGTTCTTCTTAGGTGTGATCGGCGTAATTGTCGCGGACTTGGCCGTCGTATAGTTCAGTATCGGCGGGGTCGCGAAAGTCAATAGATTACCAGAAATATCCGCCACGCGGATAAGTTCGCCAAATGATACCGGTTCAGGCGACAGAAGTTCAGTTGACGCCAGATAGCACCAGTCATCTATGGTAAATGCCGAGCCGGTCGTAACCGTCACAGTATCCGACCCAGCATTCAGATTAGACGCTAGAGTCTGCGGCGCGCCAGCCGTTCCCGTCCAGCGGATAATGGCTTTGTCAGCCGTAAGAGTCTGCGACAAAATCGTAGCGTTTTGGATCTTCTGGTTAGCAACGCCCGTCAGCTCGCTGGTAAGTTTATACGTCTTTCCAAGGCCATCGACGACTTTAGCGCCGGAGTTGATGGCGTTTTGCCATGCGGTCGTATCATCCGCGACGCCATCCGCAACCGCACCAAAATCTAGCGGGGAGACGGTGTCGCGCAGCTTAGCCTGAACGGTGCGGGCCTGAGCCCCGGTGCCAGACTGGATGAACCCGATAAGCGCCGAGCCGCCCGACGCCGCAAGCTGCGCGAGAGTAGCGAAAGATGAGATATTATTTGCTGTCCAGATCAGAACGTCAGTGGAGTCATAGAGCGCGAAAGTATAGGGGCCGCTCGTAATCCAGACGTTCGCCTCACCGCGAGAGTCAAGAATAATCGGGTTAGTGTTCTGATTTCCAACGCTTTCAGTCGTTGACATATAGGTGACGAGAGGCGTCGTCGTACCGGACTGATATGTGTATAGCTTGCCGCCGACGAGAGGATCGCCATTAGCGTCCAAAAACTGCATCTTAGGCGAAGGAGTCAGATTAGCCATTTTTTACCTCGTATAATCTGTTTACCATAAGCCTACGCGGCTATCAAACCTAAGAGCTTCAAAGCTCTAACAATGTCGCCGACAGTATAGGCTGTTGTTCCGGTATTTCCGGTAAAGGTGCTGTTGCTTTGAACGCGGGTCGCGGCCGCATCAGGGCCGACCAATGTGAAGCCAGTCGTTGTGCCAGTCGTGGCGTATTGAATGATCGGCGTGGCGTTGAAAAATCCTAGCTTCTGGTTAGTGGCCGTGCCGATCTTGGTGCCTGTGCCGGTATTCAAAATGACGTTTATGGCGTTGCCAATGGTAATGTTGCCATTCGCCGCAAGCGTAGACGAAAGCGTCGTCGCCCCTGTGACCGCCAGAGTTGCTGATATTTTAGCGTCGCCGGTAACATCAAGCGCAACCGTAGGGGCCGTAACCGAGCCTATACGCAGATCGCCGTTGATGGCGTTCTGGGCGGTGCCGCCCATATACAGGTTCCACACGCCAGTTGCGGCCGCGAGCGATCCACGGAAGCCGTAGTTATTCGTCGCGCCAGTCATTGTGGAATCGACAAAATAACCTTGTTGGTTCGTAACGGTAGAATCCGCATTAAAAGTGGATTGCGTGACGTAATTATACGTTATGTTTGATATTGTGTAAGGAGTTCCGCCATTAGCCGCCGTAGCAAGCTGGTAGCGCAGTCCGATGCCATTGCTGGTAACATCCGGCTGAACAGTGGCCTGAATGAATTGACCATATGCAATCGTCGCGCCTGTTATAGGCGCGGTGTTATACATGTTGACAGCGGCTGAAGTTGAGCCAAGACCGAAATTCTTATCGCTGGCTAACCTTAAAAACGTGCCGTCATAAGTTAAATCAGCGCTTGTAGCCAACGCCGAGGTAGAGCTGGCGTAAACAATTCCATTAGCCGTGAAGCTTGTGAGCCCCGTGCCGCCATTTGTGCCCGCAAGCGTGCCGGACACCGTGACCGCGCCCGTCGTAGGCGTGGCGGGTGTAAGCCCTGTCGTGCCGAAACTTATCGACGATACGGTGCCGATGGCAGACGGGGGGACATTTTTCCAATATTGAAGCGCCGAGTCATATTGGATCATGTCGCCGTTAGATAATGCCGAAAATTGAACATTGGAATCCGTGCCGCCTAAAATAGATCCTGGGATAAGAAGAACCTGAAATGACCCAGACCCACCTGCGCCAGCATTAATAACAGTGCCAATTTTTACTTTTATGCCGGGAGCATTTGGCGGCGTTTGTACGCCGGGATAAGCTGTAGTTCCGCGCGTTAATCCGCCCGTTACAGGATTATACCAAATGTCATCGTTATCATGCCATGTCTCGCCATACGCTGCGCCAGTCGTATTGATCCCATGAACAATCCCGAAAGCGGTTACGCGGCCAAAACTATTGGTGGCTATGTTTTCGGTGGCGACACCTATGATAGCGCCGGGATCTGTAAGTCCCGCAATCGTAGGTGCGAAAGTTATCGTGCCTGAAGCCCCTACAGTTCCTGTTTTATAAACGGCTTGAAGTGGTGAATCAGATATAGCCGAAGATGCTTTACCATAAACATATAATTCTTCGCCGACTTGCTGCGTGATATTACTAAGCCCGGTATGATCGCCGGGGACACCCATGTGAAAATCAATCCCTCCTGTATCATTCCATGCTATAGTTCCGGCGGCGGTTCCCGGCGTGGGAGAAGGATAATTATTAAAACGTAGATACCCGACATTATCCTGATTTACGGACGCCAATGTGCCTAAACTGCCAGAGATGTCAGGTTGCGTGTCCACTTGTGATGTGAGTAGCTTAATAGCTTCGTCATACTGCGCGACGGCAGCTTCAATATTCGGCGCTTGAGCCAGATCGTTTATGGACAGGTCATTGCTGCCGCTGCCCGTGAGCGTGAAAAGGTTGAGAAAGAACAAATACCATTCACGCGTAATAAGCCCTGTTTCCGGGTTTACCAGAGGGACGCGCGGAGGCGTGATATTCGTTATATTAGGCATTCGTCGGGCTCAAGATGAGTTCAGCGCCATTTATGTAGACTCTTACCGGATCAGTGCCGGATATTTCATACACGCGGTCACGGATCTTTTGAGTCATACCAAGACGACGCCAAATGATGCGCTTACCGTATGCGCCTATCTTGCCCATGCCGCCTAGATGCGTATTCGACCAGCTATGGCCGCCATCGTCTGACCATCGGAGCATTACTTGTGGGTCAGATCCTTGCACCGTGCCGTTTAACCCGACGCCGCTTTCGCAATCTAACTGAAGCGTGTGCTGCGTCGTGCGTTTGAGGTCATTCTGGCCTGTAGGAAGCGCCCGCCAAGATCGCAACCATTTTTGAATCTGACCGTTATCGGCATAAACATCTAAATCAAATGTGTAGATATTGCCGTTTTCGTAATCGCCGATGACGATATTGCCATCGAAATTACACTGGCAGTTACCGCGATGACGGGTAAAGACGCCGGCGTTCCATCCTGCACGTTCATGCCACGCGCCAGTCGCCACATCATAAACCCATGTTGCATTGGCAGATGGGAAGTTAAGGACATAAAACGAATGGCCGTCTTGTTGATAGGTGTAGGCTACAGCATCATTTAAGTCGGGGTATTGTTGAATCTGCCACTCGACAGCATGCGTCGAGACGCGCTCTCCGTTATAGCCTTTCGCGCGGTAGACAATACCTTGGCCGCGCGCGTCAGACCCGAGCCAAAACAAAGCATTGTCCAGCTTGGCGACAGAATAGGCGGACAAGCAACCGAGTTCGTTAAATGCGCCCTGAATGCGCTGCAACGGATAATCCGGCGTTCCGGCGTCATACCAAACTTCAACCGAGTTGGTGCCGAACACCCACAGCTCGCGGTGATCGACCATAACGCCGACAATGTTGTCTGGCGAGCCTTCCGCGCTGGCAAAGTCTAATGCGTCGATGTTGTTGCCATCATAAAGCGCCGTAACCCAGATCTTCTGGCTATTAGGCTCATTGAAGACAAAGTAGCCGTCGAGATACCCTACTGTTACCGCGCCAGGGAAATCAGGGTCGTTTATCTGCCCAAACGATCCTGTCGACTCATCGTAAATAAAAGCCGTGGGGTTGCAGGCGAAAAATAACTGCGTTCCATTATACGCGATAGATACCGGGCCGGTGCCGGCGACAGATCCTAAAAACTGCGGTGTAGCGTCAAGCGAAGTCAGTTTATAAGCGGAATCACCAGACACCACATAAAAACTGGAGCCTGAAACTTGATCCGCCCATAATCCGCGTATTGGCCCAGTTCCAATCGTTTGTTGAAATTTAAGCCCCGGCGCGCGCTGAAGAAACGCCGGTTCTTTGCCGCCTCCAGGGATAACCTCTGGAAAGAGATTAACCATGCGGTTATCCGCAGCATTGATGCTGCGGGCAACATAGCTGGAGCCAAGAATAGGCGTCTTCATCAGTAGTTTCCGGCGTAGATATTATAGCGCTGGCGGGTGCCGACAATGCTGTAAGGCAGCGCCATAATGTCATCCGGGTTGTTGATGCGCTTCAGATTGCGCTTGCTATACATGGCGATGCGCTGAACTTGCGCAGACGGTTCGACGCCAAACTCAGGTGCAAGTTCGCAGGCCAGATTATAGCGGAATGCGCGGAGATAGCCCGGCGGAAAGGTTAAAGGCGTCGCCAGAACAGCCGGCTGCGTCAGTTCTTCAACCGAAATGAAATGCCACTCCAGAAGCCGCAAAGGCACTGGATAAATGAACATTTCAATGTTCGGGTAGGTCATATTCGTAAAAATGACCTGCGGATAGGTGCTGGTGACAGTTTTGACGGCGATGCCGTCATACTGCTGCTGATTGATGAACTTGATCCCATAAGACACATTGGTCTGCGGGTCGCGGAAATAAGTCGCGTCGTCTAGCAGAACCGGACGATTGCCAACAAAATCGCCGGTCGGGCCGAGAGTCTGACTTCTAAGACCGGGAGTCCACAGAAAGGTTTGGTCTTGAGTTGAAAAGACCGCCAGACGCTCCGTGTTCCACGAGTCGATCATCTGGTTTAGGGCTATCAGCGCGTCCTGCGAGGTCGCGGCCGAGGGCGTTTCGCCTTCCGCGAGGACGCCCAGGAGTCTCAACGCTCCGTTGATCTGATCGCCCGCTGTCGTCGTCATTAGGATCGAACCTTTCCCAGCCGTTCTCTTCGTCGGCTTCCGCTTCCATCTCAAGCGTGGCAATCTTAACGCCATGTCGCTCATGGCGCAAATAAATCAGGGCCATTTTTCACCTATGGTAAGGGCCAGGCGGGCCGTAGCCCGCCCGTAGGATTGAATTAAGCAACCACCGGGTATTCCCACTTACCACCCACCGAAGTGAACAGCTTGCCAGCGCCCGTAGCGTTGGTCGTGGTGGCCAGCGACCCCGCCGGAGCGGTCGTGGTCGTAACGCCCGCCGTAATCGCCGACGTTAGGAAATACAGGCCAGCCGTCGCGTTAGCGATAACCGCGCCCGTGGTCGCCGTCGACGTGAACGTGCCAGAGACAGTGGCGGTAGTAAGTGTAGCGCCAGAAATAGTGCCTCCACTGATCGTCGCGCCCGTGATGGTCGTGCCACTCACGAGTTCGGGATCAGAGAAGGCAACACCGACAGGTTTAGTGTTAGGCATTGCCTTCTCCTAATGTTAAGCGATGCGGTAGATCGAATATGCCGCCGTGCCCGTTTTACGGAAACGGAAGATAGCCGAGGACGGCGTGGTCGCGCCGTCGATGACCACCGCGCTGCCGACAATGCTGTTGCCCGTGCCCGCGCCGAACGTCACGTCGTTAGCGGCATTGTCTCCGATGTTTATGAACACAACATCAAACGCCGCGTTGACCGCAACGCTAGGGAATGCCGCGTCAATAAGCGCGCCCGTCGGGAACGTGTAGGTGCCGGCGTCCGTGCCGCCGGAATCCATCGTCACAATGCCAGCCGCCAGATTGGCAGCTGTAACCGTAACCGTAGCGCCGGTCAGAGCCGCCGGAGCGCCCTGCGGGAGAACCAGCGGTTCGGTGCGGTTGCCAGCCGAATACTGGTAGCCGCCATCACCATTCGGGATGCCGCTGTAGGGGCCAAACGTCTCAAGCGGATAAGCCGCATTCGAAGTAGTCGTCATGGATTAACTCCTTGAATTAGAAGAAGATGGGGCCGAAGCCCCATCCAATTAGCCCCACAGACGGACAGCCATCTGCGGACGGATGACCGAGTAGCCATACAGCACGTCAATACGGCACGGCAGACGGTCGTTGTTGATGTCATACTGGCGAACGACGCGCAGGCTGATACCATTGTGAACCTGACGCGAAGCCATGTCGACGCCCTGCGGAAGCAGAAGATCGGCGGTGGCGAACGCGATGGCGTCCTTATGGTAGATCAGGTTCTGCGGATACTGCGTCGAAGCAGAGCCGTAGAAGGTGACGGCCTTACCGGAAACCGGCAGAGCGTCAACCGTGGCGAGAGCCTGCGAAGCCGAATACATCGCCGGGACAGTGACCGAAGCCGTGGTGGACGCCGTAACGTCAGCCAGAGCAACGAACTGGAACAGCGAGCCGGTTGACTCACGGGTCTGCGGATTGACGGCGTAGCAGTCAGCAATCGTGAACACATCGCCGGCCTTGATGACCGTCGAGCCAAGGCCCGTCAGAACGATGGTCGTCGAACCTTCGGTCGTGACCGAGGTGCTGACCGTCACGGTGCCAGCGCGCGAGCCGGTCGTGAACTGCTTGACCGACTGGGACATATTCAGCTCTTCGTAGCCGAGGATGCCTTCGCCGAACAGGCCGTTCTTGAACTGCTTGCTGATGGCCGAGACCGGGTTGAACAGGCCCTTCATGCCTTCGATCAGCGCAGCGTTAGCAGCCGGATTGACCGTCGCATAACGCGGCGACATGACAGCGGCGTTCTCGTTCAGCTTCTGCTGCGCCTGCAACAGAACGAGCGAAGAAGCCGGGGTCGTGCCGGGCGTGCCGACCGAGTTGCCGATGTATTTGAACGAGTTCGCAACGTCAGCGTCGATGCTGGCGGCGAGCTGCGAAATACGCGGCTTCAGCACACGTTCCGCGAAGTCGTCCAACTGCATCGTCAGTTCGGCGGTCGTGAAGTTTACGCCGATGTGCTTCTGCGACGAAACGGTCAGGGTCGTGTACTGCTCGTTGTCGTCCTGAACCTGGAGGGCAGCGCCGTCCGTGACCAGAGCGCGGTCGGGCAAGCGGATACGCAGGGTCGAGCCGATCTTCGCGCCTTCAACGGCGAAAGAGTCGTCATACTGGCGGTTAACGGTGCGCGTCAGGACAAGATTATTCTCAAGGATCTCAAGAGCCTTGCGAGTAATCATGTCAATCGTAAGAATTGAGTTAGACATACCTTATCTCCGATTCTGCGCTTCCCACTTCTTGATCTGACGCTGCCGTTCCGCTTCTATCCAATCCGACGTAGACATTGACTTTAGTGATCTAGGATCAGTCGTATCGTAACGCGGGCCTGAGTTTGACCGGGTGGCGGTGACAGGAGCAAGAGGTGCGGGCGCGGTTGAGGTTTTCTTAACCGGCGGGTTCGTGGTCAAATTGACCTCGATCTTCCCGATCTCTTTTGCCTGCAAGACTGGCGACAATTTGGAAATGCGCCCGGCCTCTTTTGGATTGGAACCGAGGTAATAAATTACTTCGGGGCCAATATCAGACGCCTGAATCGCTTGAGCCATAACGTCCGTGACGGGGAGATTTGGGTTATACGCGACCTGTTCAAAGTCTTCGTAACGATCCCTAGCCTCTTCCTCACGGTCTTTATACGACTCCAAGATCGCCGCTTGCTGGGCTGCGGCCTCTCTCTGAGCTAGAAGATCTCGCGCCTTCTGTTCAGCCAATGCTTCCGCATACTGCTGAGC